TACGCTTATTGGCGAGTGGTAATTGACGAGGAAAAAACGTGCTTATACTTGAACTTGAAATCGCAGAAGTTAATGGGATTCTTGGAGCACTGGGTCAAATGCCTTTTGTTCAGGTACAGGCTCTGATTGCTAAGATTCAAAATCAAGCAGGGCCGCAGGTTCAAGAAGAACCTAAAGCGGAGTAGTCATGGATACCCAATCACTAGTAAATATCGGCATCACCATCGCTGGGTTTTTTGGCGCTTGGGTATTGAATCGAATTATGTCTTCTTTGGATAAGCTGGATCAAGATGTAAAAGAAATGCCAAATAAATATGTTCGACGCGATGATTACATCCGGGACATTGTAGAAATTAAAGAGATGCTCAAGGGCATTTACGACAAACTCGACGCAAAGGCTGACAAGTGATTGAGGACCAACTCCGGCGCGATGAGGGCGAAAGACTCTCCGCGTATCAAGATCATCTGGGCTTTTGGACAATCGGCATTGGTCGGCTGATTGACTCGCGGCGAGGCGGCGGCATCAGCACAGACGAGTCAACCATGCTGTTACGCAACGACATAGCTCGCATCCGGGTTGAGTTGTTGCAACGCCTGCCGTGGTTCGTTCACCTCGACTCGGTGCGACAGGGCGTGTTAATGAACATGGCTTTTCAGATGGGCATCAACGGCGTCATGGCGTTTCAGGACACGCTGGCAAAGGTGCAGGCCAGCGACTATGCCGCGGCAGCGGATCGGATGCTGCAAAGCAAATGGGCCACGCAAACGCCAGAACGGGCTAATCGCCTGGCCAAACAAATGCGTGAAGGAACGTGGCAGTGAATCCGTTACTGCTCGGCCCACTGGTTGATGTCATCAAGGGCGTGATCGGCAAAATCTGGCCTGACCCTGCCTTACAAGCGGAAGCGAGTCTAAAGCTGGCGACGCTGGTCCAATCTGGCGAGCTGGCAGAATTGGCAGCGCAAACCGATCTGGCCAAGGCGCAGCTAAACGTCAACGCTGTCGAGGCATCCAGCGCGTCCGTGTTCGTCGCAGGTTGGCGTCCATTTATCGGATGGGTATGTGGTGCAGCAATGGCCTACAAGTTCATCCTGGCGCCGCTGCTGACCTTTGGTGCGGCTTACTCTGGCCATCCAGTAAACCTTCCCGTCCTCGACGTCGCGGAAATGTCCACAATCCTGTTTGGGATGCTAGGGCTTGGGGGACTTCGCACGGTTGAGAAGATCAAGGGCGTGGCGCAGTAACGCCAGCTCGTCGGCCTGCGCTTCCAGCTTGGCGTAGGCCACCTGGGCGAACTGCACCAGGGAATCGTGGGACCACTCGCTAAAGTCGGTTTTCATTCCCTCAAGTTTAAGTCGTTTTAGCAGAGAAATGAACCCGCGTAAGTAGGATGCTCATCCTGAAGGCAAGATAAGAAAAGAATTGGGAATTGAACCCCCAATTTTTCCAGTGCTTGATGCTTTTGGGCGGCATTATTGTAGGCATACCCAAGCAATTATTAGACAGCTACAGAGGGAGTATTCGGTACGTTCGAATCCCCGTGGGGACGCCATCGCAAGCCCACTGTGAGCATACCAGTGGCACCGGAAACACCTAAACCATTGATCTGTACGGTTTAATTGGTGCTATAGTCCGACCTAAGCCCACTTTAAGCATCGAATCGCGCCCCAGTCCCAACGTATCGAGTAGGCGCGAATGTGGGCATCACCAACTGGTCGAGAGCTATGCCTACAAATCGCCTCACAGATTCCCTGTGCAAGAGTACACGCCCCGATGGAAAAGCGCGAAAAATGTTCGATGGCCACGGACTATTTCTGTTCCTTTCCCCTGTAGGCGGCAAAATCTGGCGCGTTGCCTACCGGGCAGAGGGCAAGCCACAGACAAAGACGCTCGGGCCATACCCACTTCTATCGCTCGCTGATGCCAGGGTAAAACGCGACGAACTCCGGCGTGCGCTGCTCGATGGCACACTTCCGGCGTCGATTGTAGGCACAAAGATCAAGCGCGTGCCTACATTTAGCGAATCAATCCTCGAATATTGGTCGGGCCGCAATGACGTTTCAGCCGGATACCGGGACAATGCTTCACGCGGTCTTGCCAGGCACCTCGAAGCAAAGCTCGGTGATCTCCCGGTCAATGCGATCAGCAAGGAAGAATTGCTGGCGCCAATGAAAATCATGGACGCTGCCGGAAAACACGTCTACGCACGAAAAATCAGGGTTTGGGCGGGGCAGGTTTTTGAGTGGGCTGTCGAGAATGGCCACGCCACGGTGAATCCGGCCAACCTGATAAACCCTAAAGTCGCCTTCGGTAGGCGTACCGTCAAGAACTTCTCATCCCTGCCGATCAAAGAAATACCAGAATTCTTCGATCGGCTGGCACTGGAGCATGAGCTGCAATCGGTTCTAGCGTGCCGACTACTGGCAATGACCTGGGTGCGAACCGGCGAACTCCGCATGATGATGTGGACCGAAATCGATGGCGACGTTTGGCGCATCCCGGCGGGTAAGATGAAAATGCGGCGCGAGCATATCGTCCCACTGTCCACGCAAGCGCTGGCGCTTCTGGATAAACTTAAGGCCCGAAGCCGCGGCGGTCCCTACGTGTTCCCAAGTGATCGTCGCATCGACCGGCCTATGTCGGAAAATGCGGTGCTATACCTCCTGCACCGGATCGGCTTTAAAGACCGCATGACAGGCCACGGATGGCGCTCAGTCGCCTCAACCTGGGCGAACGAGGGCGGCTACAGCCCTGACGCGATTGAATGCCAGCTTGCCCACACGCCAGGGAATGCGGTGCGCAGTGCCTACAACCACGCCGCCTATCTCCCGCAGCGGAGAGCAATGTTGCAGGATTGGGCAGACTGGTTACAGAAGGCCGATTCCAGCAGCATGCAGGGTTGATAGCCGCCATCCCATTGTTCGCATGCTGAGGGCTACGTCTGGCGCCGGAAGTTTTCCCGACTTGATCCAACGCCGGACTGCCTCGGATCCGACGCCGCACAGGTGGCACAACTCGCTGCGCCAGATCACGCGGTCGCTCGTTTCATTCATGATTCGTCCTTTGTGTCGGTGTAATAACCTGTCTGATCGATCCAATAGAGCTTCAATTTCGTCGGTCATTTTTTATTCAGTTCAAAGAAAAACAGCGCAAGCATGGTCAGAAACCCAAGCGTAAAAGTGGCCCCGATTATTGCGAAGTCGCAAAGAATAAATAACATCCAGTTCATTTCGGATCCTTTAACCCACGCCATGTGTAATCGCGGTGCAAAGAAAATTTATTCCTTAAAAATGATTTAGCCGCTGCGGTGCTATCGGGGAAATACCACAAGCTCCATGCTTTGCCATCCAACCAGCAACGCAGTCCTTCGTTATGCACCTCATACTCACCCACATGCACGGGCTTGATTTTGGAAGGGAACCAGGGCGTCATTATCTCGGTCATATCGTGAACTCCACGCCGAACTGGGTAGCGGCATCGACCATGACCTTCGTGGTGTAGGCCGAGAATTCCCCGACAGTCATTTCTGTGGTGGACTTGCGGCGCACGACAATCTCTCCGTCAGGAAGCGTCATGTCCTCGCAGACGCCATGCTTACGGGCCATGAATTCATGCCACACGTCCGTCGAGTATTGCCGCCCATCCACCCATGCCTGCTCGGACATGGGCTTCATGACTGCTGCCCAATAATATTTGTTCTGCTCAGCGTTGCGTTTCTTCTCGTCATTCGTCACGATCAGGCGCAGGCACTCGCCACGGCCTGCCAGCGCGGCAGCATTGGCTTTGACAAAGGCGACGAACAGCGGCCAGACTGCGGGCGACTTGAGGGCGAATTCGCGGTAGAGGGTTGTCATGCTCGCCGCTCCTGGTGATTGCGCGCCGCCTCAATCCAGCCCGCCATCAGCGACGGGACCGAGACGGAAGGCGCAGGGCCGTGCCGGTACATGTTTGCTTGCCCGCCGCAGATGTGCTTCTTGCCGACCACATAGATGCGCTTAGTGGTCAACAGCAGATTCATGGCGTCGCGCACCTGACGTGGTTTGATGCCGAGCCTGAAGCTGACCGCTGCCGACGATAGCGGGTGTGGAGATTCAAGCAGCAGGGCTAGGATTTTGGCGGTCGTGGTCATGTCATCCCCTCAAAACGGCTTCGTTGTCATCAACCCGCTTGGCAAACGCAAGCAACTTTTCAACCATTGCGTCGATGAATTCCTCGTCGCGGGCAATGCGCTCAATGAACAATTCTTTTCCTACGGCGGCGAGCTGCGGTGCGTACATCACCAGGTCGCACCACGACCGATTACTGATCCACATGCCCATCTGCATCTGGTGCATGTAGTCGGACACATCGCGGGTGCGCCAGAGGTTGATAATCTTCTCGGCGCTGGACTGGCACTTGATTTCGATTAAGCCATCGTCCTCGATGAAGCCGTCCGTTGAATAACCAAAGAGGTGGTCATCGGTCATTACGATCCCGGACTCGCTTGCCAGATTGCCGCTGTTGGCCTCGTATGCGATGCGAGCGTGTGGCTCCAATTCCGTGCCGCGCCTCATCTCCCAAGACACAAAGCCGCCATCGGACGGTTTGCCACTGACGCGCTCTAATGCCACTCGGGCGGCGTAAGCGATGGATTTGGCTGTCGGCTCTCCTTTTTTGGTTACATCGACTGCATCGGCACACATCGATGCGGTGATGGCCCCGGCACGGGCATGCAACCATTCCTCTGTTCCTTGTTTGCAGTCGATAAAGATCATGCTTCCAGTTCCTTGCGTCGGGCCTCAACTGCGGATTTAAATGCGTTGTACGCAGCCATGTCCTTTTCTGCGCGGATTTCCTTAACACCCTCGGACCACAAATCTTTAAGGGTGGCCGCATCGTTTTGGTCTGCTACCAAGTCAACCCACTTGGCGGCAAGTGGCAAGTCAACTACCTCAACCGAACCCATTTCGCGGCCAGGCGATTCGACGATCCGCTCGGCCTCGTCTTGGTCGAAAATGCCGACGTAACCAAACGCGATGCGGGCGCACTGGATCATGGCTTTGTGGCGCAGCATGCGGCGCGGGTGCGACAGCCAGGGACCGCCCTGCCGCTTGCACTCGGCCATATATTCACGGACCTTGATCGGATGCGAGCGGTCTTTGCGGTGGATGACGCATTCAATCCAGGCGCAATCCTCAGCCTCGTTGAAGTCCAGCCCGTCGAATTGCGGATGCTCATTGATGATGCGTGACCAACCATCGAGGCCCACGACCGGCACGATGCCGTTATTCTTGTCGGGGAATGCGTAGATTTCCTTGGTCCACGGATTCAGTCCGTACTGATTGGCGACAATCATCAAGGCGGTCATCTGGCCATCGGAAACCGGACCTTTGAATGCAGTCGCTTTGAGCGTCGAAAGAACTTCCGCTTCTTCGACGCCAAAGCGGGTGGCCATTTGTGTTACGAGTGCGTTGCTCATATGTCCTCAGAAATTGGGAAATTGCGGCAGCAGCGCAAGGATGAAAAAGGCCAGACCAACCAGACCGCCAGCGATGTAGTCACTCATGGCGTGCAATCATTGGGCGGTACGACACGTCATCCAAGATCGCACCCACGAACAGGGCGGCGATCACCACAGTGGCGGCGATGCAGAAGTCTCGGAGAGCATTCATTTGGCCACCTGGGCATCGATCCAAGCAGCGATGCAAGCAGCGATGGGCTGTGCGTTTCCGTCTCCGACCGCGAGCATCGAGTCGCCAATCCAGATCAAATCTGTGTTTCGTCCAATCTTGGCAGGCATCGGGGTACAGACAATCGAGGAAAGGATTGTATCGCCAAAAACAACATTAGCCACAAAGGTATCGGGACCGATCATGGCGTAATAGCTGACAGCTCCGTTTTGCACGTCGAAGATCAGTTCTGTTTGTGATGGCGCCAACTTGCGAGCGTTGATGTTAATCACGGTCGGCCTCGAATTCCGCATCGAGCTGGTTGTCGAGATACGTCTGGCTCATGCGGTTAAGCGATGCGTGAATCAGCGTGCGCAGCAGACCTTCAGCGGTGGTGTCAGATGCCTGGTGCTGGCGCAGGATCACGCCGACGATCGCGTGCATCTGGACACAATCCAGATCGCCCATGTCGTTTGTGATGTGCCGCAGGGTAGGGAGATCGTTGGCCACAGCCTGGGCGATGTTCCACTCCTTGTCCTTTTCCTTGATCCAGAAGCGGCGCTCGCTTTCGGCGTCGCAATCGGATGGCAAAAGTGCATCCCATTGGGCTTGCTTGCTCTGCATGACTTGCTCGTTGCGCATCTTGCCTCCTGTCGAAGGAGTAAGATTATTCGTTCTGGAATACATTTACAAGAAAAACTTCTCGAATTCGTATAAATTTGAGCAAAAAAATACCGCCCGTAGGCGGTTTGGTGCTTTACAAATTCGCTAATCGGTCAACAGCGGCTGCGAGCGCCACTTGAACACCCGTCTTATCAGTTCGGTAAGAGCCTAGGGCGACGATTTGGGGATGCGTTTT